GGTGACGTTGAAACGGCAGCCAAATATATGTACATAGAGTTAAACACATTTAGTGGTTTAACAATTGACAAAGCAAAATTTGTAGATTTAAAAGGTAAATATAAATCAAAATACACACAACTGATTGACAAGTTAGAAAATCCTAAATGGCAATACAAATTAGAAACAATTAATAATGTAGAAAACTTATCATATGAAGAAGTTATTAAAAAGTATGATAACAAGTACACGTTGTTTTATTGTGACCCACCTTATTTTGAAAAAGAATCATATTACACAAAAGACTTTCCTAAAGAAGAACATAAAAAACTAGCAGACACTTTAAAAAACATAAAAGGTAAATTTGTACTTTCTTATTATGACTTTGACGATTTACAGACTTGGTTTCCTAAAAACAATTATCGTTGGCAAACCAGATCATTTAATAAACAAAATAGTAGTAAATCTGTAGGTACCGATAAGGGAGAAGAATTATTAATTATGAATTTCTAGTCATATAAATATTGCTATGATTAGTTTCAAGCAGTATTTAAAAGACGAAAAATTTGACAGAATAACTGAATTAGAAGAAGGATTATTCAGTGGGTTCATTTCATTTATTAGAGGTGCTTTTAATAAAGTAGTAAATGCTTTTAAATTTGCTTTTAGAGCTATCGCTTCTAAACTAGGTTTTGGACAAACTATATCTATGAAAATAAGTACAGGTTTAAGTGAAGCAAACGAAGTAGGACAAGACAGTAAATCCCGACTAGGATATTATTCAGAATATGTTTGTGGTGTAGAATTGGCAAAACTTATTGAAAGTCGAAATTTAAATTTACCTAGTTCATCATCCAGTTCATCACTCAACAAAGTCAGACAAAACTTTGTTAACAACAAATTAAAAACTTTATCAAATTTTAAAAATTTAAGTTCTGAAATACAAAGAATGGAAGACGCTGGTAAAGCGATGGCTGATAAAATATTTTCTGATATGTTGATTGAAACAGCAGATTTAAAAGTTACCCAATTTGATATAACACTAACAGGTGATAGTTTAAAAGGTGAAGGTAAAGCAGATATAGTATTAAGAGCTAGAAAAAAATCAAAAAATGAAATTGTGGCAGAGATAGCCGCTTCATTAAAAGCATATCAAAAAAGTAGAATTAATTTAGCCAACAATACTTTAATAAGTTTCTTTTCTGGTTTAACAGGTGATAAAAATTTTACTTCTAAAGCATTAGAAAAATCACAAAGTATTATTTTTGATAGTATGTTAAAAGCTGCTATGAAAGATGGTATGTCAAAAGCAGAAGCAACAGAATTTTTAGCAAAAAAGAGTTTAAATGCTTCAGAAAAAAAGATGTTTAAAAAATACAAAGATTATGGTCGTAAAGTTTCAAAAGAATCACAAATCAATACAGCTAAAATTATAGTAGATGAGTTTAATGCTATCTACAAAAAGAACAAACAAAAAATTAATAATAATTTAATTAAACAAATTGGTATGGACGGAGAAGATGATTTCTATGCTGCTATAGGTGAAGGTAAAAATATGAGAGTTATTTCATCTAAACAAAGTGAAGATATGAAAAAATTTATATCAGACATTAGAAATAAAGCATTAACTATTACAATGGTACCAAAACCTGGTGCTTCTGGTAGAGCCAGTGTTACAGTTACATTATCAATTGGAACAGAAATATTATCACAATCAGACTTAACTATGACCGACACAGGTGTTGGTAGTGCTGGTATGACACCTTCAAAAGGTGCGATAAAAACAAACTTCTGGTTTAATTTTAATGATATAAACTAGACTTGACTTTTTTTAAGTCTTGTGATATATTGATACATTATGAAATACAATGAAGATAAAATATTAAAAGAAATAGGTGATTATATTAAGTCAACATACGGTCAACACTATTCAAGTGGTAAAGACGGCTTTCAAGTACAAGATTTATTTAAAACACTAGGTATTGGAAAAGATTTTTGTCAAGCCAACGCAATTAAATATTTGTGTAGGTACGGTAAAAAGAACGGTCATAACAGAGCAGACTTGCTAAAAGCAGTACACTATGTTATATTATTATTAAACTATGATAAGGAGAATGTGAAATGAACCTAAGCACAGACACAATATCTGTACTAAAAAACTTTTCAGACATCAATCAAAACATTTTGATTAAACCTGGAAATAAAGTACAGACAATTTCTACAATGAAGAACATTTTAGCCGAGGCTGAAATAACAGAAAAATTTGATAGTGAATTTGCTATCTATGATTTACCTGAATTTTTAAGATCAGTTGAATTATTTGAAGCACCAGAATTAAAATTTAATGGTGGATCAAATGTAACAATTGCTGATAGTAAAACTAGACAGGCAGTAAAGTATTTCTTTGCTGATAAATCAGTTATTGTCGCACCTAAAAAACAAATTAATATGCCAGACAAATATGTAACTTTTACATTAAAAAAAGATTTGTTTGCTAAATTAATGAAAGGTGCTACTACACTTAACTTACCAGATATTGCTGTAAAAGGTGATGGTAATAAAATCAAAATAGTTGCTACAGATAAAAAGAATAAATCATCTAACGAATATTCGCTTGATATAGGCGAAACAGATAAGAAGTTTACAGCTTTCTTTAAGGCTGAAAACTTTAAACAAGTTGTTGATGATTATGATGTGGCAATTTCTGAACAAAAAATATCTCATTTTGTAAACAGAAATAAATCAGTACAGTATTGGATCGCATTAGAACCTGATTCGGAGTTTTAGTATGTCCGAGGTATATAAACTGGAAGACGGTACTGAATACAAATCAGACGATTACTTAAAAGTAGAAACCAGAGAGTATCATCAAACTACACATTATCTAAATAGGCAAATTGCTGTTTCTGATATTATAGAGGAGTTTGGTGATCTACCTACCTTTGAAAAAGGTCTTTACTTTGATTGGAGTAACTATCAAACTGCTAGTGATGAAGATAAAGAACTAGCAGATAAAGTCCAAACATTTGTTGATGAACACGACTATGACCGTGAAGAAGATTGTTGGACAATGAATAAAGGTGGTTATGATGTTGATAGTGAAATCGTAAATGAATTTACAATTGAATCTAAATGAGTTTATTTGTAGATGAAGAAATAAAACCTAAAAAAACTATCAGAATTTTAGTCTATCCTAACATTACGTTTGGTAAAGATTTAGAAAAAGATAGTTATATACAAGTCATTAAAAAACAAATATCTCTTTTAAATTCTATTAGAGATGACTTATGGTTTTATTTGATATTGCCTAAACCTGTTTCTTCATTGATGTTTGAGAATGTTACACAATTTTATGTGGATATTCCTACACACCCACCAACAATGAGAGTACATTTTGATACACAGATGGTTAAACAAATTGTATCAAAAGAATTAGATTTTGATTTAGTAATGTCACATTTACCAGAACATACAACTAATTTAAAAAATGTTTTATTAAATGTTACTCATCACGTTCCATTATTTTTTGGTTATTGTCATTGGTTTGATTTAAAGAACGTTGTTACTTGGCCAGCAAATGCTTTTAGAAATAATATATTAGGCATTTTAGAAATGGATAGATGTTATTTAAATACTTCATCACAAAGAAAATTAGTATTAGATGAGGCAAAAGAAATATTTAATGATAAAACTATTATTAAATTAGAAAACATTTTAAAAGTACAACATTTAGGTGTTGATGAAAAAGATATTGTAAAAGAAATCAATACTAAATCAGAAAAAATAATTGTGTTTAATCATAGACCAGACACATATAAACATTATAAAGAATTTTTAAAAGTCACTGATAAACTTTATCAACAAAGGCAAGATTTTAAAGTTTGGGTTCCTCTTGCCAAAAAACCTGATAGAGATTATATCATTGTAGATAAAGGCGATAAAGAATTTTATTATAAGTTTTTACAAAAGTGTTGTGTAGGATATTCTCCTAAACAATCTTATAGTGGCTGGTCTGTGGCAACTACTGATGGTATGATGAATGGCGTACCTTACATTATGTACAACGCAGATTATTATAGAGAATTGTATGATGAAGGTAAGTTTATAGATACAGATGAAGAATTACTTTCAGAATTTAATTTACATTTAGACAATACAGATTTAAGAAATGACTATGCTAACGAATCACTTAATCATATTAAACATAATTTAGTTTTTAAAGACGAGGTTAAAAGTATGAGTGCTTACATTGACGGTCTAATTCAGTGTGTAGGTAAAATGAGTGAAAGTGAGGCAGTACAAAGAATTACTAAATGGATTAAAGACGAAAAACGTTTGACTAAAAAAGAAATTATAAATCGGTTAGGTTGGGGTGTAGGTATAAGATGGACACCATATCGTAGGGCACTATTGACAAATCCTAACATTTATGATAGTATGACAAAAGATCCAACTTATACTTGGATTGATTTAAATTGAGGAGTATATTATATTATGAGTGACTTTTTATGGGTCGAAAAGTATAGACCAAAAAAGATTAGTGATTGTATTCTTACTGAAGAATTAAAAGATACATTTACAAAGTTTTTAGAGAAAAAAGAAATACCTAATTTACTATTATCAGGTACAGCAGGTACAGGTAAAACTACTGTGGCTCGTGCTTTATGTGAAGAATTAGGTACAGATTACATTATCATTAACGGTTCAGATGAAGGTAGACAGATTGATACATTAAGAAATAAGATTAAAAATTTTGCTTCTACTGTATCTCTTACTGAAGAAGCTAATCACAAAGTTGTTATTATTGATGAGGCAGATTATATGAACGCTGATAGTGTTCAACCTGCTTTAAGAAATTTTATAGAAACATTTTATAATAATTGTAGATTTATATTTACTTGTAATTACAAGAACAAGATTATTCCAGCACTTCATAGTCGTTGTACAGTGATTGACTTTAAAATTACCAATGGTCAGGTTAGAAAAACTGCTGGTGCTCTTATGAAACGATTAGAAGACGTTTTAAAAGACGAAAATATAGAGTATGACAAAAAAGTGTTGGCAGAGTTAATTCAAAAGTATTATCCAGACTTTAGAAGAACGATTAACGAACTTCAAAGATATTCAGTAAGAGGTAAGATTGATAGTGGTATTCTGTTTAGTATCTCGGAAGTCAATCATAAAGAGTTGATGAAGACTTTAAAAGAGAAACGATTTAACGATATGAGAAAATGGGTTGTACAGAATTTAGATAAAGAGCCATCTCACTTGTTTAGAACAATTTACGATTTACTGTATGAAAATTTAGATACTAAATCTATACCTCAAGCGATATTAATTATTGCCGGTTATCAATATAAAGCTGCCTTTGTAGCTGACCAGGAGATAAATATGGTTGCTTGTTTAACAGAAATAATGGCGAGTTGTAAATTTAAGTAGAGGAGAGAATGGCTAGACGAACACTTTTCAGAAAACTGATTGTTAGATTGAGAATGTTTTGGGCTGACTTTAGAGGACATCACGGTAAGGTATGGGACTATGAACCAGGCGATTACTACATGGGCTCACACAAAGGTCACAATAAACATTTAAAAAAATAGTAAAAGGGTTATATCATGTATGAATTGAAAGACTACTTAAACGCAATTAATTTTGACAAAAAATCATTACTAGACACAGACGATTTAACTTGGGAGAAGAAATATCCACCTTTTATAGTTAATAAATGTTTGTCTATGTTTTACGATTGTATTGCTCAGGCAAATGAGATGAATGGATATCATTTCCTAGATAAAAAACTACAATTTCACTTTCTACTAAATAGTATAAGAAAAAGAAAGCGATTTGGTGGCAAGTGGTTATCACAAGCCAAATTGAAAAATTTAGAGTATGT